CCGGCAGGGTTCCCAGCTGCTGTCTCGGCCGGCCGCGCGCTCAGCCTGAGACTGTTCATCCCGCCGCTGCCGACCGGCGACATCCACTTCAAGGAGCGCGTCCGGGCGAAGTGCCTCCCGATCGGTCCGAAGTGCAATCAGTGCGGCAACCATCCGACCCGGCCACAGATGTACAACCCGAAGCGCACCACCGAGTGGGAGGACTGGGTCGCGACGCAGGCCCGGAACCAGCTGCGCTACGTCCATCTCGAGAACGACTTCCTGCTGCCGATCAAGGACGCGCGGGTCATCATCAGTGTGCGGTTCACCAGGAAGAAGCCGTCGTCGTACGCCAAGCGGGTTGTGCACAACACCGTAAAGCCGGATGTCGACAACCTGATGAAGGGACTTCTGGACGGCTTGGTGAAGGGCAACATCATCCACGACGACAGCGTCGTGACCGACGAGTACGTGATGAAGCGATATCCAGAACCGAACCATCCGGTCGGAGTAGAGGTCGACTTGACCGCGCTGCCCCTCTAGGATCACCACAACAAGGCAGGCACGGCAAGGCTGCTGGGGGCTAGGCATCTCTCGGCGCGGCCTTGTGGGGCTGGGCAGGCGTGGGTGGGCCCGGTGAGTCAGCGCGGGGTGTGGCTGGGCAAGACATGGTTCGGCTGGCATGGTGCGCAAGGTTCGTCCGGGCAACGCTGGCCCGGGTTCGGCGAGGCAGGCATGGCCAGTCGGGGTCGGTCGAGGCGGGAAGAGGCATGTTCGGGCGGTTCCGGGTGAGGCATGGCAGGCATGGTGCGGACCGGCACGGCTCGCGATGGCAACGCACAGCTTGGCGAGTCTTGGCGCGGCAGGCAGGGCAGCGCTAGGCCCGGCCCGTCGTGTCCCGGCCCGGCAGCGCCCGGCACTGGCATGGCAGGCTTGGCAAGGCTTCGTACGGCTTGTCTTGGTGCGCCAAGGTCCGGCAGGAGTGGCTTGGACGGCTGGGTCAGCCATGGCTAGGCAGGGCAGGCTCGGCTCGGTCTCGTGCGGATGGGCCAGTCATGGCAAGGCACTGTTCGGTTGGGCTTGGCCGGCGCGGATCGGCGAGGTTCGGCTAGGCATGCGAGCGCAAGGTACGGCACGGCACGGCAGGCGGGGAGTGGTCAGGCTGGGTCGGTCAAGCAGTGGCGAGGCAAGGCAGGCAAGGCAGGTCCGGGCACAGCAGCGCTCGGGGCGGCATGGCACGTCCAGGTTCGGCAGGCTAGGCAAGTCTCGACAGGTTGTGGCTGGGTCAGAGAAGGCCAGGCATTGCAGGGCTGGGCAGGCGTGGCTCGGTGAAGCTGGGCTCGGTGTGGTCGGGCACGACATGGCAGGCGTGGCTGGGATGGGCGTCGTTCGACTGGGTCCGGTATCGCGTGGCAAGGCCGGGCAGGCGAGGAGTGGTGCGGCCCGTCGTTGTCCGGCTAGGCGAGTCGGGGTGAGGCCGGGCTCGGCAGGCGAGGTACGGCTGGGTCAGGTTTGGCTGGGCAGACATGGAATGGCACGTCGTCGCACGGCCAGTCACGTCGTGGCCGGCGAGGCCATAACCCCTCCCCGGGGTCGCTCGTTGGGGGAACGAGCCGCTACCTGACCCCACGCGGGGAGGGGCTTGGCGCCCCGTTCCTGGAAAGTGCATGCACGATCCAGGACGGGGCGCTTACCCTGTACCCATGCAGTTCCATCTGTATCACTGACCGCCCCGGTGTGGGCCCCCTCAACCCAGCGGCGCGAGGGGGTCCCCGGGGCGCTTCCGGCGTCAGTGGCGGAGCGGCAATCGCAGCGGCCTGTAAAGCCGCCGTCTCGCGACTACCCAGGTTCGAGTCCTGGCTGGCGCACGTTGTGGGTAGCTCAACGGTAGAGCGCTGGATTGTGACTCCAGAGATCGGGTTCGACCCCCGCCCACACCCCACCTCAGGCGCGACACAGGAGGAGATCGACTCGTTCCGGCCCGAGAGGGGCTACTCTCCCGATCGTGAGCGCCGATGTCGCGGAGCGGACCTGGGAGGACCTCTCTGAACGGGAGAGGAAGCACCTTCGAGACCGGTGGTGGTTCGTCCTGAAGAACGATGACGTCGAGGTCTCCCAGCGCGTGCCTATGGAGATCCCCTCCGAGGTGATGTTCGCCCGAGCCGGATCAACCCACATCGCTTCGGTGATGGACGACGGGACCGAACTCGAGCGTGTCGTCGAGGCCCGGGTCCACGCCGGCGACGGCGTGCAGCTGGTGAAGGAATGACGTCGGTCCCGTACGCGGTTCGTCAGCTGGGTCAGATCACAGCGGCCTGACGTCTCAGGAGCCACTCCCCTCGCCGGCCGACCTCGAGGACCGGCCAACCGCCCGAAGCGGGCGCCCAGCGACGCACGCCCACGAGGACTCGAACCTCGGACTTGGTGATTAACAATCACCCGCTCTGCCAACTGAGCTACAGGCGTCTACTGCGCTACTCCGCGTTGCTCCACCTGGGTCCGGTTGCCCTTCGCTGAGGCGTTGGGTACCCCGACTCAACTCGCTTGCGCGCCCAGGCGGCGACACGCACCGTAGCAGATGGCCCTGATCCTGGGCCAGGAACTACATCGGTGTGGTTTCATGAGGGCGTGACCCAAGCGCCGGCGATGAGCAATCCCTACGGGATCACTCTGTTCACAGTCGTCACCCCGACCGGCGCCGAGCTCCACCTCATGACCGAGGAGGAGGCTACCTGGTACATCGACAAGCGCGACCGGTACCAGAACGACAACCACTTCCCCAACGTCTCGGACCTGCAGGACCTCGACCGCCTTCTGGCCCTGGAGGTCATGACCTACCGCTGGATCCTCTGGATGGCGCGAGGGTTCGATTACGGCAATGTCCTGGTGGACCAGGCGGGCCTGAAGAACTCCATCCGCGAGTACTCAACGGAGACACGCCTGCTGAAGCTGGCGCTCGGCATCGACAAGGCGACGCGGGACAAGGACAAGGGCGAATCGCTGCCCGACTACATCGCCAACCTGCTCAATCGAGCCAAGGAGTTCGGCTACCACCGCAACGAGCAGTACGCCATGGTGGTCACCAAGTTCTACGAGCTCCACTCGATGGTGATGGTCTACGACCGCTGTGACGACGAGGAACGCGAGTACCTCGACCTGAGTCTCGAGAAGATCTTCGAGTGGATCAGGGACAACGTCTGCGCCGACTACGACGCCATGTCCCAGGAGTTCCGCGAGCGCCAGTCGGCATGGATCAGGACGATGTAGATGTCGGTGGTCACCGAGGAGCCGGTCCGCCGCCGGCGAGGAGTCCCCAAGGAGGCGCTCGAGCGGGTCTATCCGTCGCTCCCAGCTCTCACCGGTCCGATCGGTCGGGCGGTCGACGTGGCGTGGATCGCCGCCTTCAAGGCGCGGCCGGACGCCATGCAGGACCTGCTGGCAGACTTGATCAAGCAGGTCCACGCCACCCCCGGGCGGATCGGACAGAGGGTCATGCCGCCAGAGGCCGAGGTCGACTTCCATGGCCTGGTCTACGGCGAGGTGAACGAGCTTCCGATCGCCGAGATACTCCCCAAGCTGATGCCGTACGGCGTGCGGCAGATCGTGCCCCAGCTCTCGATGTCCAGGACCCAGTTCCAACGCCTTCTGAAGGGTGAGTACCACCCGGATGCCAACGAGATCCGGGAGATCGCCAAGGCCGTGAAGAAGCCACCGACCTTCTTCATCGAGTACCGCAAGATCATGGCCGTCGCGGCCTTCGTCAATCTGATCGAGGAGCGCCCGGGCATCGCCACGACGCTGTACCGGCAGTACCTGGAGGTGCGCTTCAAGTGACCACCGACATCCTCGGCCGGCCGGTCGACCTGTCGTACGTGTGCAAGGCGGCGGGTCATCGGCACGTCTGGACGCCCGTCGAGGAGGCCCACGATGCCTGTCCTGGCTGACCTCACCGAGGAAGAGTGCTACCTGCTGGCCATCCTCAAGGACCCTTCCGGCATCGACCAGGCCGAGTTCTGCTGGGTCGACGAGACCAGCCCCGACTCGTGCTTCCGCTGCTACGACTACCAGTACCCCTGGTACCGCAACATGTCGAAGTTCCAGATCGACCAGTGCGCCCGAGCGATCGGCAAGTCGGTCGGCATGACCATGCGCGCTTGGGCGTTCCCGTTCTGCAACGCCGGCAAGGAGCTCCTGCTCACCGCGCCCGAGTACATCCACCTCGACCCGGTCACCAAGAACGTCGAGGAGCGGATCCTGGCCAGTCGACTCTCCAGGGAGTTCCTGAAGGAGTCGAAGACCTCCAACGGCATCACGCACCGGCCGTTCCGCGCGCTGTTCCGCAACAACGCCTCGATCAACGGCCGGATCCCGCAGAAGGACGGCAAGGGCGTCAAGGGCCAGCACCCCAACGAGCTCGAGATGGACGAGGCGCAGGACTACCCGAAGCCCGGCTGGATCGAGCTCACCGAGACGCTGCGGTACGGCGACCCGGACTCGAAGTGGCGAGCCCACGGCGTGACCAGGGGCGTGCGTGACGCCTACTTCGAGCGCACCCAGCCCGAGTCCGGCTGGCACGTCCACCGCTACACGGCCATGCACCGCCCGGACTGGACGCCGGCCGAGCGCGAGGCCAAGGCCATCGACTACGGCGGGCGCCACTCCCCCGACTTCAAGCGCAACATCCTGGGCGAGCACGGCGACGAGGCCTCGGTGCTCTTCGTGCTCTCCCGGCTGATGATGTGCGTGGACTCCAAGAAGGACTCCAAGTACAACACCGAGGAGTACTACTTCGTCTCGATCACCGAGGAGAAGCTGCGCAACACCGGCTTCTCGGTCGACTCGTTCCTCGACTTCCCGTCGCTGCACACCTCGGTGTACAAGCGCTTCTGGGTCGGCATGGACGTCGGCATGACCAACCACCCGTCCGAGATCCTGATCTTCGCCGAGACCACGAAGGGCGGGAACTTCTGCCTGAAGCTGGTGGCCCGCATCCACCTCGAGCGGATCTCGTCGCGCAACCAGCGCAAGGTGCTCGAGGCCATCTACGAGTTCTACAAGCCGCAGGCCATCTCCATGGACCGCACCGGTCTGGGCCTGCCGATCTTCCAGGAGATCATGGAGGACCCGGACACCCCGCCGGGGATGCCGGACGTCATGCGGCCCTACAACTTCTCCGAGAAGATCGTCATCGGCTACGAGGTCGAGGACGAGGACGCGCCGTACGACCCCGACGAGCCGTTCGGCAAGGAGATCAAGGCCAACGTGCTCGAGTACTCCTCGGACATGCTGCGCTCGAAGGTCGACGTCGAGGGGATCCTGCTGCCCTGGGATCTGGACCTGGTCAAGGAGTTCCAGGGTCAGACCTATGTCGTGCAGAAGAGCACCCAGAACCCGTACGGCAAGAAGGTCTTCAACCAGGGCAAGTTCCACGCCCTCGACGGCGCGCGGATGGCGGTCCTCGGGCAGCTCCAGGAGGAGATCGAGCAGAACCGCGAGGTCGCCGGCAACACCGAGCCGGTCCTCGACACCTTCTTGGCGATCGCGTGATCAAGGCGTCGTACGCCAGCAACGGCACCGCTCCCGGCCGACGGGTGCACTTCTGGTGCCCGGCGTGCGACCAGGCTCACGGCATCGTCTTCGGGACGCCGAACAGCTGGACGTTCAACGGGGATCTCGAGCGACCGACGATCACCCCGTCGATCAAGGTCGGCGGCGTCCAATGGGAGACCGCGTCCGGGTTCCACAAGCAGGAGCACTCCTCTGTCGCGCCCGGAGATCCGATCTGCTGCCACTCGTTCGTGACCGCCGGCCAGATCCAGTTCCTGGGTGACTGCACCCACGACCTCGCCGGTCAGACTGTCGAGCTGCCGGAGTGGCCCTACCGTTAACTCTGGACGTGCGTCCGGTCCGATCTCCTAGTAGGCCGTCGAGTCATGGGGCGGTCCGTACGACCAACTACCAGGAGGACACATGGACGCCAACGCCAACCGCCACGCCGTCAACATCGGCTCCGGCCGCGCTCGTCTCCCCGAGACCCCGCAGTTCGACGGGATCATGTTCGGGCCGGGCATGACGACCACCGCTCGCGAGGCGCTCAGTCTCGACACGGGCGACGCCGGCCTCGTGGTCTTCGACAACGTGCTGGCCGCTCTGGTGCTGTTCGACGGCACCGACTGGATCAACCTGGACGGAACCGCCCTTGCATAGCCCCCAGGGAGGCGGTTCCCTACTCCGGCGGCTTCCATGGGGTGAGGTCGCAGTCACGGGGTAGGTAGAGCGGGTGGCGAGGTGCGCCGCCGCCGGTCGTCGCGAACGCGTGAAGGCGTTCGGCGTATGACAGGGCGCAGACCTTCGCCACCCGCTCTCGTGCGCGCGGGGCCGCGCCCCATGCGGCCACCACCGGCCGATCGAGGGAAGCGGCAGTCGTGAGGATCTCGGTGATGGTGTGGTCGTTCTCGGGACCGACGACGTCGACGCCGCTGTCCATGGTCATCCAGAGCACGCGAGGATCCTTCGTGCGGAGCGCGAAGAGGTTGACCACGTGGATGCCGGTGTAGCGGTGGGCGGTGGCCAGGCTGACGCAGCGACGGATCGTGTTGTCGTCCCGTTCGGCGTCAGCTGTCGATGGGTTCAGCATGATGAAGCCGAGCGACCGCCCGGACTCGCCGGGCTTCCCCCAGGCCCTGGCCAGGAAGTAGCGGTATCGCTCGTCGGGAGAGATGATCGCGAACCGGTGGACCTCGACGCCCTTGGGATAGACGCTCACGCGACCCCCTTGAGGAGCCAGGGCGCGTCGGGCTCAGCGGTGGGCAGCGGGATCACGACAGGGTCCCGGCCTTGCGTCGGTTCTCCCACTGATCCTGTGTGGCGCGCTCGCCCATCTTGGCGTTCGGGTGGATGGCGATGTAGCGCTGGACGAACTCCTCGGCGTCCTTCCCGGACATGCCGCGCTCGATCGACCCGAAGTAGAGGTATTGGCGGAAGGTGATCGTCTTCCCGGCCATCGTGCAGACCCCCTGACTGAGTACGGGGCCCGGGCCTGGTATGAGCAGGTCCGGGCCCCGAAGGGTGAGAGGTGGGATTGCCTACCCACAAGGACGGGGCTCCACTGGTTCCTGTACCGGTGCCGTCCATCCACTCAGCTGGCCTGTCCAGTCCCTCGAAGGGGAAGCCGTGAGTCACCGGCCGGACTGACTACCGGCCCTGCCACCTTGCCGCACCCCTTGCGGGACTTGCCGTCCCACCCTCAGCGTTGCCCTGGGTGGATCTGCCGGCCCTGGAGCCGGGCGGTTCGGGATGACTCCCAAGTGAGCGATTCGGACCCCCGTGAAGCGTGGGGGCCTGGATTCTGCCACTCTCCAGCAAGACCGTCGTCCCGCTGTTGAGAAGACCGTAGGGGACGTTGTTCGGATTCGTCAAGTCGAGAAAAGCGAACGGGCCCCGCATGGGGTCGGGACCCGTTCTGTCACCTCGGGGGGAGGCAGTCGTTCTGCTGGAGACAATCCGAACATACACCCGGCGTGGCGTCCTGGGAAGGCATTCTGGGGCATACAGACTGCATCTGCACCCCGTTCTGAGTCGATAGGAGAACATCATGGGCACGATCGCGATGACTTCGGCACCCGGGACGAGCGCGGTCCCGCAGGCGATGACGGTCGTCCCTATGCGCACAGACGTCTGGAACGACGTCGTGAAGGGCACCATCGAGTCGGTCCGCAAGGAGATCGACGATGCCTGCGAGGAGATGGAGACCCTCTACAACAACGAGCCGGACCACTGCCTGCGGATCATCTCCGGGCACTCGGCCCGGCTGAGTCACATCGCCATCCTGGTCAGGCGCATCGAGGACCGCGAGCCTCAGTGGAGGCAGCTGCGCGAGCGTGAGCTCGAGACCGCGCTCCGCGAGCTCGAGCGCCAGTACGACAACGCCAGCCGCCGGCACACCATGCGGGAGTTCGACTTCAAGGTCGACGGAGGAATGCCCTGATGATCGACTACGTGCCCTGCGGGGTGATCACGCGTCAGGAGGGCCAGCTGGTTCGCTGTACCCGCGACATCACCCACCGTGGTCACCACTGGCGCGACGTCGAACCGCTCCCGGAGGGCTGTCCGCACACGATCCAAGACGGGGTCTGCCACTGCTCGACCAGGAGAGTTGCCTCATGAAGTTCGGAGCCCAGCTCGAGCACGCCCAGGTCATCGACGGAGAAGTGCTCGGTGAGTTCTACGACGACTGGAGCGCCGGCAGCGACGAGGAGTGGCCCGACCCCAGGTACGGACGGGTGTCCACAACGACTCGGCCCTCAATCCAGTACGTCAACGAGGCAGGGATTCCCGAGGACGTCATCGACCGCCACTTCCGGCGCGGCCGGGGCTTCCGGGAGATCTCCTCGATCATCGAGAAGTGGACCCAGGACCTCAACAACGAGCTCTCCACGGCGCCCAGCCTCAGCCTCTTCAACCGGTCGAGCCGGTACAAGCCGTCCTCGCTGCACATCCACGCGATCATGGCCAGGACCTCCTGGGCCTGCGACCACGACGACATCCTGCTGACCCTCGGCGAGGTGGTCGAGGGCCTGATGTGGCCGAAGTGCAAGTTCGAGCTGATCGAGGAGGACGAGCAGGACTTCTGGAACCAGTGGGCCCGCCGGATCAACCTCGACGCGATGCTGCGCGCCATGGGCCGGGAGGACTACAAGGTCTCCCAGTTCTACGTCGGCCTATGGTGGGAGAAGGCCACGTTCGCCGTGCGCGACAACGCCGTGGAGGAGAAGGTCCAGGAGTTCAAGGACGAGCTCAAGCAGAAGAAGTACGAGGAGCAGGTCGAGCAGCGTGAGCAGCTGATCGCGGCGAACAAGGGCAACCCCGACTTCATCGCGCCGCCCGAGCTCCCCGAGCCGGTCAAGAAGAACAAGGGGGGCAACCGGAAGCGCCGCAAGTCGGTGCAGCTGACCGTCCCGACGTCGTACACCATCTTCGACCCCACCAAGGTCGTGCCGGTCGGCCAGCTGATGTTCGGCAAGGAGCGCTTCGCCTACGTCGCCACCCGCGAGGAGGACGAGGCGTTCTCCAAGGTGATGGTCGGCAACGTCGTCGACGACACCGTGCTGCGCCTCCTTGAGCGGAAGTACACCCCGAACGGCCAGGACAAGAAGATGTGCGCCGAGCTCGGGGTCGACGACTCGCTCCTGTGGCTGTTCAACCGGGACGCGATCTGGCGCTACACCGCCACCCGTGCGCAGTACGAGCGCTTCGCCGTACCGCGCATGAGGAGCGTCATCCCGATCCTGGAGATGAAGGACCACCTGCGGAACTCCGACCGGGCGACCCTGATCGGCAACACGAACTTCATCGTGGTGATCACCAAGGGCTCCGACAAGCTCCCGGCCAAGCCGGCCGAGATCGAGAACCTGCAGTCCCAGGCCCGCATGGTCGCGCGGCTGCCCGTGCTCGTCGGCGACCACCGGCTGCACGTGGAGATCGTGGCCCCGACCATGGACAACACGCTGCAGGACTCGCGCTGGCAGGTCCTGGACTCGCGACTGGTCTTCACCGCCCTGAAGACCTTCACCCCGCTCACCCAGGGTGGCGCCTCGGCGGGGAGTGGGGTCAAGGAGATGTCGATGATCGTCTCCAAGGGCCTCATGAACCACCGGCACATGATCGTGCGGAGCCTGGAGAAGGAGATCTTCGCGGTCATGCTGCAGCGGAACCCGGATCTCACCGAGTTCCCCACGCTGACCTTCAGCCCCCGGCGGATCACTCTCGACTTCCAGGCCGACATCATCGGTCAGGTGCTCAAGCTGCGCGACCGTGGCGACATCTCCCGGGAGACCACGCTCGAGGAGCTCGACTACGACCAGGACACCGAGGTCATGCGTCGCGCGATCGAGCGCCTGGTCTACGACGAGGTGTTCGAGTCCCAGACGCCGTTCTCGAGTCCGGCCACGAACCCGTACGGCACCTCCGCGCTGCCGCCGGGCTTCGTCCCGGCCGCGCCCGGTGGCGCCCCGCCGGCGCCCGCCGCGCCGCCGGCGAAGACCGCCGCACCGGTCCCGGCCAAGAAGGCCGCGAAGAAGGTCGCGAAGAAGGCGGCGCCGGCTGCGACGAAGCCTGGCAGCAACGTGGGACCGAAGGGTCAGTCACGCACCGAGGGTGGGCGTCCGACCGGCGCCCGGACTGCAAAGAAGACCCCCTGAGGGCCGACGTAGTACTGAGCGAAGGAGCTGGAGATGACCACCCAGGCCGAGGAGTCGCGGAAGTTCACCGCGAAGCAGCGGAAGAGCGCATCCAAGGACGGCACCGCCATGCCGGATGGGTCCTTCCCGATCAAGAACGCCACCGACCTGAAGAACGCGATCAAGCTGGTCGGGAACTCGAAGAACCCCGCCGCCGCGAAGGCGCACATCATCAAGCGCGCCAAGAAGCTCGGCCTGACCGCCAAGCTCCCGAAGGGCTGGACGACCGAGAAGGCGTACGCCGACATCGCCACGCTCACCGGTATCGAGTGCCCGGGCGAGGACTGCGGGCGCCGCTTCTTCACCGACGAGGCGTTCATCGACCACGCCGAGAAGGTGCACACCTTCTCCGACATCGAGCGGCTGGTCGGCCAGGAGCTCCGGGAGAAGTTCGGCCGGCGCGGTGACTACGAGGCCACCCCGCCGGTCTCGAGCATCTGGGTCTGGATCAGCGACATCGCCGACGACTGGGTCGTCTACCAGGTCGAGGGCGGGGACAACGAGGGCCTCTTCCAGATCGACTACACCATCGACCAGAGCGACAACGTCACCTTCGGCGATCCCGTCGAGGTCGTCCGCCGTACCGTCTACGACCCCGTGAGCTGAAGGAGCCCCTGATGGCCAACGTCTCTGTCGACACCGGCGCCGGTGTCGCCCTCGACCTGTCGGACTACCCCGACGCCGGCGAGCGCGGCCAGGTCCTGATCATGCAGAACCTCGGGGGCGGCGACATCTACTTCGACATGGTCAGCACCGTCGACGCCGACTCCGGCCTCAAGCTGGCTGCGAACGGCTCCTACGAGCTCACTCTCGTCGGCCAGACGGTCTACGTGATGGCCAGCGCCGACGGGACGGACCTGCGGTACGTGGTGGTGGGCTGATGCCGGGCCGACTGATTCCTGCCGCTGGCGGGGTGGACCTGGAGCAGGTTCAGGCAGCCGTGACGGATGCGGTCGCCACTCTCCCGGTGCTTCCGGACGGTGGCGATACCAACGCGTTGCTGTCCAAGGCGTCTCCCGAGACCGGCGACACGTTCTGGGTGGCTCCGGACGCTGTCGCGCCGGCAGAGAAGTACCGGGGCGGATGGGCCGCTGACGAGCTGGTCTACAGCGAGGACTTCTCGGCGGGCGTGCTGCCCGACGGGTGGGTGGCCACCAACGTCACCCCGACCGTCGTACTCATCTCGTCGCTGTCTGCGGCCGACCCCCCGGCTTACTCCAAGGCGCTCGCCATCTACGGCACCTCCTTCGCGAACAGGGACGTGACGCTTGACCTGAGCACCCTCCCCGAGGCCGAGGGGGTGAGTCTGACCAGGGTGACGTTCGACATCGCGGTCGACAACGGCGTCTGGGGTACGACGAACTTCACCTTCCTGGTCGGCGGCAACACTGCGGGATCGCAGGGGCCCGGCGCGTGGCTGGCGTACGACGTGCCCTTCAGCGGCACACCCACCTTGACCTGGCGCCGCAGCGGCACCAACAACGACGGGCACGGCAACGTGTTCCTCGCCGGCTTCCGCCTCTACGGCCAGAGCGACCCGTACATGCTCGGGGACATGGTGACGTGGAAGGGCAAGAACTGGAGCTCCACGGTGGACAACAACGGCTCCGAGCCGGGCACCGATGCCGGCTGGGAGCTGCTGGGGAACCCCCAGGATGTCGGATGGGAGACTCTCTACGCCACGGCCGACCGGCCTGTTCCCGACTCCGGCCAGCTGGGCCTGCGGATCTACGACACCGACCTCGGAAAGCCGGTCTGGTGGAACGGCACCGAGTGGACCGATGCAACCGGGACGGCGGTCTGAACATGGACACCCTGGTCTTCGACAAGGGTCACTCGACGTACCTGGTGAGCTCCGCCTCGGTGCTGACCAAGGAGACCGACGTCTCCGACATCGCCGGCCTGCTCACCGACAACGCCTGGGCGATCGACGACTCCAACCCCTTCGTGAAGTGGATCGGCGGCGACTTCGTCGAGGCCGACAACCCGAACGAGAACACCCAGTTCTGGACCGCCGGCGACCTCGAGCTCTCCGAGTACACCATCCGGTACGCCCCGCTGAACATGATCCACAAGTGGCGTGACCCGGTCGGCTTCTTCGCCTCCACCAAGACCGTCCAGCTGGAGAAGGACGACGACGCGGACGACGGAGTCGACCAGGGCTCGATGAAGATCCAGGCCCTCTCAGGGATGTGGACCCACCTGTTCCCCCTGGAGGCTGACGTCGTCGACGCGGCCGACGGTGCCGGGCTGCTCTTCTACTCCATGGAGTGCCGGGGCACGCACCTGATCTGCGGGACGAACGAAGCCAAGGGTCTCGAGGGCTGCGGTGAGAAGTTCGACTACATGGCCTTCGACGACCACTGCGAGCACCTCCAGGAGCGCTCGAGCGTCCGGCACATCGTGAACCCGACCTTCCGGGGCGGTGCACTGATCGTGCCCCCGGTCCGGCCGGGATGGAAGAACGCAAACGCCGGCGTGGTCAGCGACGCGGTCATGCAGGAGGCGGCGGCGTACGCCGAGCGGCACGAGGCCGCGTACACGTCCCTGAACAAGGGCGGAGCCGACCTGTCGTCGGCGGAGTGGGAGATGCTCATGGCACAGCTGTGTGTCATGGCGGGAACAGGAGAATGATGAACAGGGAAACGGAACAGGATCAGGCCAAGAGCGAGCCCGTCCAGCAGGACGCCGACGAGTTCATGGACACCGGGGTGCTCCACGAGCGGCCCAAGGGCAAGAAGGGGGACGCGAAGACGGGCCTCCAGGGACGACGCGTAGATCGCGAAGCCCTGTGACTGCGGTGCGCATCCGCATCCAGCACAACAGCATGCAGTTCTCCGACGATCGGGATCAGCATGCTCACGATGCGAAGGTGGTCTTCGACTTCGCCACCAACAACGACGTCTGGGCGGTGACCGGCACCGAGTCGGGCTCCTCGCCGAGCAACCACGACCTGCGCCAGCTGCTGATCGACCAGGCGCACGCTCACAACTGGTTCGGCTACTTCCACAAGTGGGGCGACTGGGTGGCGCTGAACCGGCGGTTCCTGCACCGGTTCGACCACGGGTACATGGGTCCGTTCATCCCGGGCACCCACGGCCTCAGTCCGGCCCAGGGTGCTCACAGCCCTCGGGGCATCACCTGGGCCCAGGGCGAGGCCAAGAGCGCCAACCTGGGGCTGATGACCTTCGGGGCTGCGCACTACCTGACGGCCGGCTCGATGAAGGTCAGCGGCTCCAACCAGCGGCTGGTCAACGGGATCGGCAAGTACGGCCATGAGCACGGCGGCGGGAAGAAGCTGGTCTTCTTCGACGCCGACGCCAACGAGCACGACGATCAGGTGGACGTGTTCCGGGGCAAGCCCTTCACGACCATCGCCGACGAGCTCCACAAGCACCCGAAGACCCACGGCAAGGACAAGCAGCACGGCAGCGCCATCGACATCATCTCGTCCTACGACCATGACGGACGGGTGACCGGCAAGTCCTACCGGGTGCTGGACGATTCGGACCTGCATCTGTACGCCGACCACTTCTTGCTGCTGGCCGACTACAACGTCCGGGAGATGGCCGTCTGAGAAGCCCCCGGAGCTTCCCTTCGCTCCGGTTCGAGAAGGCCCCGCCACCCCCCCGGGCGGGGTCTTCTCTCGCGTCTGGGTGCTTCGGACGTGTATCGAAACTAAAACCCGCCGGGCCGGTGACTCGATGACTCCAGTGTGGAGAACGAGCACGCAGTCGCGCTGCACGACCAGCTCCTGGCGATGAAGCCGGAGTCGGCCAAGCACAACGCGGATGTCTGCCCGTTCTGCGTGGAAAAGGCCTCGCAGTCCACGGCGTCTGGCCCTCCAGACGTGTCCGAGATCGAAAGCACGGAGGGAGGGGCAACCCCGACCATGAGCGGAACCGAAGCACAGGGCATCTCGCAGGAGACGCACGAGGCGCTGGTCCAGCAGAAGGTCGCGACCGCCATCGCGCAGTCCGACCAGGCGCTGGCGACCCAGACCGATCGCGCGAACTCCGCCGAGGCGCAGGTGAAGGAGCTCGAGACCGAGCTCGCGTCGGTCAAGGAGGAGAACACCAAGCTGTCCTCCGACCTCGACGCGGCGCAGGTGGAGGTCAAGAGCCTGACCGAGGAGCGCGACCAGCTCAAGAAGGACGCCGCCGATGCCGCGTCCAAGCAGGAGGTGACCGAGAAGGCAGCCGAGCGCGCCAAGCAGGTCACCAACCTGAAGCTGTTCCCCGAGGAGTACGTCACCGAGAAGGCCGAGAAGTGGGCCGCACTCAGCGACGACGACTGGGCCGAGCAGCTGGAGAGCTGGGGCAAGCTCAAGCCCGCCGGCGACGGCGGCACGTCCACGGAGACCACGGGCGGTGACCAGGCCTCGGCGATGACCGGCGGCGATGGCGACCACTCGGCCACCTCCACCACCGATTCCGCCGCCGAATCCGGCGACGAGAAGAAGGTCAGCCCCCGCCGCGCGGCGCTCGGGCTGTCCGCCAAGTGAGGAAGGAGGAGTAGCAGATGTCCTACGGACGTAACTTCGGTATGCGGGACTTCACGAACGTCATCCGTTCGGGTCGTTTCCGTACGCCGAGCACCGGTTCGGCGTTCCGCATCGGTTCGGCTGTCCAGCTGGACCCGGCCAACGCGGGTCTGATGAAGGCCTGTGCCGACGGTGCAGCCCCGACCGCCGAGTCTGGGATCGTGGTCTACGAGCACATCCAGAACAAGTCGGACGCTCTGACCACTGCCTACGACTCGCCCTACGACCTCGTTCCTCTGGGTGTCTACGCCCAGATCGTGCACGGTCCGGGCGTCAAGGTGTGGTTCAAGAACACGCCGCTCAAGACCCTCTACGACGGGCGCACACGCGCGGCCGTCACGATGGTCAACCCGACGGACCTCTCGTCGGTTGCCCCTGGTGACACCCTGATCCCCCACGGGGACGGGACGTGGTCGGAGTCTTCGACCACGCCCTGGTTCGAGGTCACCCACGTCAACGCCGCGACCGGTCTGGTCGAGGCCCGGTTCCTGTTCTGAGGAAGGAGACCATCACCATGAGCGACACCAAGAAGCTGGTGGACTCCTTCGGGAGGACGCAGGAGGACAACGCCGAGCGCCTCAAGATCATCGAGGCCGCGAACGCGGAGGCCAAGGAGAACTGGGACGACCCGGCGTGGCGGCGCGAGTTCGCGGCCGACCTGACCGAGAGCATCCTGCTCGGTTTCGACTACACCACCCTGGTCGGGCAGTGGCTGGACACCGAGACGACCGACTTCAACGGACGCATCTTCATCCGTGAGGCCACCGGTCTGAAGGCGTTCTACATGGCCCGTGGTGGCTACATCGAGGCCAGCGAGCTGTCGGCCGAGATCTCCGAGGTCCCCCGGGACATGATCGGTATCCACGTGTGGGACTTCGAGGACAAGTTCCTCAACTCCTTCGCGGAGTCGGCGCAGGACCTCCGGGACCTGTCGATCCGACGCATGGACGCCGAGGTGAACCGTCGGGTCTACACGGTCCTGAAGGCGGCGCTTGCGACGTCCTACACGACCACGGCAGCCGGCATCTCGCAGACGGCGCTCGACGCCGCCATCGCGGCATGCCAGGACGAGTCCCTCGAGGGGAACGTTACGATCGTCGGTCGGCCGCAGGTGGTCAACCAGATCGGCAACTTCGACGGCTTCGGCAACGAGACCCTCGAAGAGCTCCGCAGGAACGGGATGTTCGGCCAGTACAAGGGCTGCAACATCGTGACCCTGAAGAACTACAAGGACGAGGACAACGTCGCCTACATCCCGAACAACGAGCTCTGGGTCGTGGCGCGGGACGCCGGCAAGTTCGCCTTCTACGGCGGTCTGAAGTCCAAGGAGTTCATGGAGCTGGACAACTGGTACTGGCACTACCTGTCGCGTCGCGACACCGGTGTCATGGTCCACCACCCCGAGCGCTCGCGTCTGCTGATCGACTCCTCGCTCTGAGGTCCTGCTTCAAGCACTGAGAGGCCTCCGGGTTCGCCCGGGGGCCTCTCTGCGTGACCGAAAGTGGGTATGGACGCCTGGGGGAGGCTCGGGTTACGGTGACGGGGCCGCTGGACGCCCCGCAGCGAGTCCCCCTCAGCGCGGGCGATCCCCCCTCGGCATGCCGGGCTCCTCTACCCCCGTGGGAGGAGCCCGGCACTTCTTCCGCCACGTGTCCGCACCTCCGCGTGTCTGCGACCCTGGTGGTCTAGTGTCGATCCGAACGTAGGAACAGGACCAGGAGGACACCGTGGCAGGCACCATCACCCAGGAAGACCGTGAGTTCGTCGAGCGATGGGAGCACATCTCGCCGGCGAACTGGGGG